CCTCCCGTATTGCGCTTTGGCCAGGAAGGACCCCTTCGCCCCCTGGGGGGCCTCGCGGCCCCGGCGCTCATGTCGTCACGATAGGCGTAAATGTACCGCTTTTCGGGGGAGATGCGACACCCCCCTTTTTGCGTTGGCTTGTCAATCGATAGCACTGGCCCGCAATTCTCCGCAGGCGTTGCCGATATTGCTCAATTTCACTCACGGTCCACGTGCTCGCCTCCATTGAGCCGGTCGACCACCGTCTGCATGGCGCGCTGCCAGCGCCGTTGTGCCGTCTTGACACAGCACGCATAGCGCTTGGCGATGTACCGCCATTCGTCGCCTTGCGCGCGCATCCAGACAAGATGTCGGTGGTCCACTTCCAGCCACTGCACCCACCGCATCGTCTCCAGCATCCGGTCGATGGCCGCGGGACTGGGCGGATAGTAGTGACGCGGCTGGTCGTCAGCAGCCAGGCGTTCCCATTGCTCGCGCACGATGTGCGGCCAGACTCGGAAGTAGCCCTGCACGCGGACGGGCGGAAGCGTGCGCCCTGTACGCGCTGCCTCCTCGAAACGCGCGGCCACCGAATCGGGTGTCCACGCTCCCGATCTACCTGTCATGGCGCTGGCCTCCTCCGTACAGTCGCTCACCGATGCGGCGGATGAATTCGCGTTCGATGAAGTCCAGGCGCTCGTCGGTCTCGTTCACCACGAGGATGCGCTGGTCCCGCCAACCTTGCCGCTTGAACGCTTCGAGATCCGTGACCTCAGGTTGCGTGCGGGCCAGTGCGGAACGATAGGCCGGTGTAGGGATCTTCATGTCCCACCTCCCGTGTCTCGGTCGTCCAGAGATCGCAATGCCCGGCCGGATTTGGTGCCCGGGCCCAGGGCGAGAATGGTCGTTGTCATGGTTGTTGAAGTCCTTGATTCGTGCGGACCGACGGATCTGACGCGGTACATCGAAACTCCCCATGAGGTGTGTGCGCGTACGCGCACGCGTAGGAGTTACGACGTAGTCCGTCCGATCCGTCGGTCGGATGTGTCGACGTGGTGGTCAGTTGTCCGCGTATGGGGTGTAGGCGGGCGTGGCCGGGTGTTTGAGGCCAATGCCACGGAAGCCGCGCAGACCGGCCGTGTTGCGCCATTTCTCGACGCCACGGGTGAGCAGCAAATCGGCAAACCGCTTTTGCGATCCCGTGAACTCGCCAGCGGCTTCGGCCCACTGCTTCCAGTCGTTGAACAACTCGGCGGTCAGCGACTTGGCGTTGGCCTCGCGCACACAGCGTTCGTCCAGCCAGCGACCCAGGGCGTCCTCTGCCTCGAAATACTCCTCCGTCGCGTCCAGCACCTGTTGCGGCGGATCGAGCCGGCCCAGCCGCTGCCAGTCGAGACAGCCCTGAACAGCCCACGCCAGGATGCCGTCGCGTTCTGCCAGCAGCTTCTGCTGCAAGTTCTTGTCACGCCGCTCAGGCGGCACGGTCACCGTGAACGGAATCAAGTGCAAGCGCCGCTTCATTGCCTCGTCGATGTTGCGGATGGCCGGTTTGTGGTTGCCCGCGACGAACAGCTTGAACTGCGGGAAGAACTCGAAGAAGTCCTGACGCATGAAGCGCGCGGAGATCTTGTCGCCACCGGTGAGGTTCTTGACCTTGGATTCCGCCCAGCGCCGTCCCTGCTCGGTCTCGATGGCCGCCACGAAGCGCGCGCCTCGCAGGCCCGCCATGTCGGTCGGATGCCGGTCGGCGCGCGTTTCCATGAACGTGTCCATCGCCGCGTTGACCGCGTAGTCGCCCAGGATCGTGGCGAGCGTGTTGACGAACACCGACTTGCCGTTCGCGCCCGTGCCGTACAGGAAGAACAGCGCATGCTCCTGCGTTGACCCGGTCAGCGCGTAGCCTGCCATCCGTTGCAGGTAGGCCTGCAGCTCGGCGTCGCCCCCCGTGACTTCGGCGAGGAACTGCCACCAGGTCGGGCAATCGCCCCCAGGCGTCGCCGTGGTGATCTTGGTCATCCGGTCAGCCCGGTCGTGCGGACGTTGCCTGCCGGTCTTGAGATCAACCACGCCGCCGGGCGTGTTGAGCAGCCACGGGTCTGCGTCCCACTCGCCGGTGGTGGCCGCGTGCCGGCGATCCGCACGCGCCAGCCGTTCCACGCCGCCGACCGTGCCGGATGTCGCCAGTTTGGCAGCGAGCTTCGGGTTGTCGGCGTTGACGGCAGCGTTGCGGCAGACGTTGCGAATCAGGTCCGTGGCCGCCAGCGTGTCCTCGGTGCGCCAACGGTGGCCGTCCCACACCAGCCAGCGGCCCCACGCGGCGACGTAGCGCCAATCGCGGTGGTAGCGCCGGGTGAAGGCCAGTGCCAGCGCGTCTTCGGTACCCCACACCGACTCGTCGCTGCCGATGACCGGCTCCGGATCGCAGGCGACATCGTGCATCTGCAGGCGCGGACCATGGGCGATGAAGGCGGCGATGTCGAAGCCTTCCGCCACGGCGTCCGCCGCATCCCATCCGTCGGCCGCTTCCTCGGGCGGGTACAGGATGTGGCAGGTCTTCGCGCCCGCCGACAGGATGGCCTGAGCCGCGTTGGCTGCGTACTCCCAGCCCGGCTTGTCGCGGTCAGGCCAGATCAGCACGGCCTTGCCGGCCAGAGGCGACCAGTCGGTTTTCTCAACCGGCGCGTTCGCCCCGTGCATGGCCGTGGTGGCGACAATGCCGGCGTCGATCAGGGCCTGGGCGCATTTCTCGCCCTCGACCAGCACGACCTGCGTGGCGGTCGCCAGGCCCGGCTGGTTGTACAGCGGGCGCGGCTCGGGCGGCGCCATCTTGCGGCGCTTGGCGTCCCACGGCCGGAATTCCTTGCCCCGGCCGGGCGGGTCGTAGCGGTACACCACCCCGATCAGCCTGCCGGCTGCGTCCAGATAGTCCCACTTGGCCGTCTCCGGACCGAGGTCGTCCGTTGGCGGCGCCTTCCGCTTGCGCCGCACCGGCTGCGTGCTGACGAGACCGAGCAGGTCGGCAGCGCGCGCCAGCACCTTCGGGAATTCCGCGTGCACGTCGACACCCAGGGTGCCCGCGATCACTGCGAACACGTCCCCGCCATCACCCGTGGCGCGATCCGTCCACAGGCCGGCCTTCTCGCCGTCGAGCACGATTTCCAGGCTGTCGCCCGGATTGCCCTGGATGTCGCCAATCACGAACTTGTTCCGCCGCTTCTTGCCGGCTGGAAACAGGATGGCCAGCACCGAGTCCAGCCGGTCGAGCAGCAAGCCCCGGATGCGGTCCCGCTCCGCCTCCGCGGATACAGGGCGTGCGACCTCCCGGCCCTGCGGCGGGCTGTCATTGAAGTCGAGCATCGGCGCTCCGTTCTTCCAGTTCGTCAGGGGCCGCCAAGAGATAGCCGGTCTTGACTGCCACCTCGCGAACGAACGCGGAGGTGAGATCGATCAGTCCGGCCACCTGTGCGAGATCGTTGCTGCGCAGGAAGCGCTCTGCGTCGTCCTGCACGGACTGGCTCTCTCCATAACGGGCGTCGGCGATGGCCTGACAGAGCACCGCCACGATCAGGCGTTGCTCGGGCATGAGCCCAGTGGCCGGCGCATGGACGTGGCGCAGCAGCAGCTTTTCGACCGCGCGCATGGTCACCAGCGGGCGCGGCCTCGCGGCCCGCTTGGTGCGGCGCGGATCGATGGTGCTGCGGGTTTTGGGACGGTGATTGAAATTCAGCATCTCGGTTACCACGGAATGTCATCTTCCAAGTCGGCGAACGCATCCGCCGACAGTCCTACGGAACGCTTCTGCCCCACCGAGGTGGCCTGGGCACGGGGCGCGTCGAGCGCCATTGCCTCCGTGTACGCGAACACGATGGCCTCGATCACCCGCAGCGCTTCCTCTTCGGTGTAGTGGGCCAGCGGCTTGTCGAAGCCGATCTCGCCGGCCACCTGCCCGAACGGTCGCAGGCATCGGCGCATCGCAGCACGCTGCTGCGCAGTGGTCTCAGGCATATGCGCCTCCCTTGTGAGTGATTCGGACAACGGCGGCTCGGTCTCGCACCAAGCCCCGTACATGGCGTGGAAGGCGTCCTGGCAGCGGCGCGAGCAGAAAGCCCAGTCGGGCGGATGGCGACGCGGATCGCCCACGCGGAAGCGCAGGTCCGAGTGCCGGTAGCCACGTGCCTGTTGGCGACAAACCCAGCATTGCACGGTCCCTCCTCACTGCGCCCACGCCGGGCGCGTGAAACCGACCGCCTGCCGGGGTTGGGCGGCACGTGCCGGTGCCGACGCGGCAGGCGCGTGTGCGCGGCCGACACCGGCATTGGCGGCGTTCGCCGGCGGCGCGTTGCCGGCCATGAGCGCCGCGTAGTCTTTGTGGTTCGGTTCCACCGCCTGCCGGATGACATTGCGGGCGTCGCCCCGGCTGTCGAGCTCGGTGTCGACACGGCCGATGAATTCCATGCCGTGAAGCTCACCGAAATCGCGGATACGTCGGGAGAGCTGGGCCGGCTCGGTGTTGTCGTCCGGATGCACGCCACGCGCGGAGTTCAGCGCTGCGCGCACGAACGCACGCCCCATGTTGGCCCACTCGTCCCCCTTGGGCGAATGCAGGCCGATCATCGACCACAGCTTGCGCTTGGCGTACGGCCCTTCGAGGACCACGAATTCGGCGGCGAGATACACACTGCCGGTGTGCTCGGATTCGGTGGCCCAGCCACCCGTCCAGCCGCGGGACGGATCATCGAAGCCGCCCTGACGGATCGTCATGCGGATCTTGAGCAGCGTGCCCTTGGGGATCAGGTCAAAGCCGACTTGCCGGCCGGCGTCATTGAAGTCATTCCAAAACGTCATGGTCTAGTTCTCGGGATTCAGGAAAAGTTCGGTTGCGTCGTGGCGCCGGCCAGCGGCACAGGCTTGCGCGGCGCTGCGGTCTTGGCGATCAACTTGCCCAGGTGCGGCTCCTCCAGGGCGTCCAGCCGGCCGGAGCGGTCCTTGGCCGGGTAGCCCCAGACGTTGTCGGTATGGGTGACGAACGCGCGGAACGGCTCCGCGGGCGCGGCAGCCGCCTCCCCGTCCACCGGTGCGTCGGGGCGCAGCAGCGCCAGCGTGATCACCTCATCGATGACACCGGGCAACTCCAGCGCGGTCTTGCTGCCCTCGAGCTGGATCGCGAAGTAACGCCGGTTGTACTCATCGACCTTCTCTTCCAGAATCGCCACGAACACGACGTGCTTGTCGCGCACGTGCTGCAGGTGCGTGAGCGCCGCGATCATCTCGGTACCGAGCAGGCCGTAGGCACCCCGCGTGTCCGGCTTGCCGGTGCGCTCGGAGAACGCCTGCGGTTGCGTCCTGGCCCAGGCCAGGCACAGCCGGGACAGCACGGTGATCGAGTCCACGAAGTAGGTGCTGTACTTGTCCAGCTGCTTCGGGTCGCCATAGCGCTTGCACACCGCGTCGAAGTGCGCCTGCGAGTACGGCTGATCGGGGCTGGCCGCCGGATTGGGGCCGGCCAGGAACACGACCAGGTCGCGGAACTCGGGCCAGGAGCGCGGGCGCAGCGTGTCGCCGTACCAGTCCA